ATCTGGTTGTTTAGTAGTAAATTTTGGTTTTCCTGTATTTCCATTCAAATCAATATCCACAACCATTTTTACCTCTTCTCCATTTATGGTTATGGTTGTTTCCTTGGTAAGTTCACCACCAGGTTTAATTGGTGATAATGTATGACTGCTCATTTTATCATTCTCCTTATCTTTTGATTTGTCAATGGCAATTCAATACTTCCTATATCTCTTACAAACTTTTCAAGACGCATTCCTAGTGCCTTATCTACATCATCACCTTTTAGTTGTAGGAACATGCCTTTTACATAAGATCTTAGGTATTTATTGAATCCTGGCAACTTAGTATAATCTTGATCTGCGAGAATGTAGTCAAGTACGCCCGATCTGTTTGATGGTTTTGTGTAGTGTAAGTTTACACCGTAAAAAGCATTACTCTCCATAGCAACGATATAAGTCATTGGATTTCTATCGTAAAAAGGTAATTGTTGTGCATATTTGGCACTATATTGATACAATAATACTTCACCTATTATAGGTTGTCCGACTACCTGTGATGTTGGGAATACGTTACTATATTCCAAGTTCTTTCTCCGTCAGTATTTGAAACTGCCACTTGCGATCCTTGCAAAAGTCCTCTGCTGCTTGCCACTTTGCTTGATTAGTGGCATATGTGAAGACCTCTGACACGTATTTTTTTGTTCTTCTCTTCTGCATCTTGGGTTCTCTGACTTGTTTTGCAGGTTTGATTTCTATTACTTTTTCTTGAAAATTACCCTTTACATCCTTGTATTTGACATAGAAGTCAGGGAAATACCTATGTATTCTATTATCTACAGGTGATCTATATGGTATCACAATCTCTTCTGATGACCATTTTACTATGCTTTTATTAGTATCGCAATATTGCATAAATTTCAGTTCCCATGATGACCTATAGATGACTTCTCGGAAGTCACCTTTATATTTTTTGTAGTTTTTAGGTCTGAACTTACCCTTATATGACATACATAGTATGTAATCATCATATATTTAGATGGCACAGAGGTCAGAGGCGTTTAGATCAGGGAGATTTTATTTACCAACTGTCGAATTGACAAAAGGTACAGGTAAACAAGCACCTGGAATACCAGCATTTAATAATAATTACGATGTAAGTATAAATTTTGATAAAGCACAGGGTGGATTGAAGTCATTTATAAATCAACATGGATTTTTTGATCAGAATAATCCAGGTTCAGATCTTGCATTGTATTGTTCTGAAGCGGTATTACCAGGTTCAGACATAAGCACAGCACAGGTGAGGGGACTAAGGCAAGGTATAACACAGAAATATGCCACATATAGAGAATATCCAGATGTAATATTGACTTACTATGCACAAACAGATTATTACACAAATGATGTATTCAATGCGTGGATGGAGTTTATTTCACCTACGAGTGGTAGGGATAATCCCGCATTCAGGAGAATGAAGTATCCTCAGACATATAAGTGCGATATGGAGATAACAGCATTCAGTAAGGATACTACTTCAGAATTTTCAAAAATGAATAGGACGAGTAGATTCAGTACTCAACTACCAAGTAGTATTACTTACAAGTTGATAAATGTATTTCCTAGTAGTATAATTGCTGCACCTTTAGCATATGGAAGACCAGAATTGGTAAAGACCACAATATCATTCACGTATGATCAATACTTTATTGACAGGAACTCAAGAGTTGGAGGCATACTAGAAGAGAGTAGAGAATATGACCGTGTGTTAGGAGCAAGTCCCCCTAGAAATGATTTTGAAACTGGTAGGGGAGGAACTCGTGCTTCAACTGATAGTCAGGGAAGAGATTTTGATGATCCAGAGTTCGGAACATGAATTAAATTTGCCCACTAAATAAATACACTGAATCAAATAATATTATGCCTTTACCAAAGGTCGTTGCACCTACATTTGAATTGCAACTTATATCATCAAGTAAAAAAGTAAAGTATAGACCCTTTCTGGTGAAAGAGGAGAAAGTTTTACTCATTGCACTTGAAAATGGATCTGATGCAGATATCAGTGCAACACTCAAAAGTGTACTGAAATCTTGCATACAAACTCGTGGTATTGATGTTGAAAAACTACCGAGTTTTGAATTAGAGTATTTGTTTTTGAACATTAGAGGAAAATCAATAGGTGAGTCTGTTGATTTACTTGTTACATGTCAAGATGATGGCGTAACTAAAGTTCCTCTTACAATAAAATTATCAGACATCAAACTTGAAGTTCCAGATGGACACAGTGATATGATAAAACTTGACGGTGATATCAATATCAAAATGAAGTATCCATCAATGCAACAATTTTTAGATAATAATTTTATTGCAGGTGAGGAAGACGGTGCTAAAAGAATTGATCGAGCATTTGATGCTGTGGTTGAGTGTATAGACACCATCTTTACCATTGATGAGGCATGGAGTGCAGAAGACTGTACAAAAAAAGAATTGATGAAGTTTATTGAGCAATTGAATTCTCAGCAATTTGCATTGATAGAGAACTTTTTTGCAACTATGCCAAAGTTACAGTACAAGGGTACAGTTCATAATCCCAAAACTAAAAAAGATTCTGAAGTCCTAATTGAGGGTTTATCGAATTTTTTCGCATAATGCTATATCACACCAGTATTGATTCGTATATGGAGACTAATTTTTCTCTTATGCAGCATCATAACTGGTCACTAAGTGATATTGAAAATATGTTACCTTGGGAAAAGGATGTTTATGTAAATTATCTTGTGAAGTATCTTGAGAAACAGAAATTAGAAGCACAACAAGCACAAAACGCTAATGCAAACGCCTGGTAGACAGACTCAACCCCAAACACCTATGATTTCGATAGGTCGTAGGATGGAGGGTAGTCTTGACAGGATGTTGCAAAGGGCAACAGAGGGAGCGAAGGATATTGAAAGACCAAGAGTATTGTCTCTTGGTAAAGTCATCTCACAATTAGATACTATTGGTGGTAGTATGAATGAGATGAGAAATCAGATAAGAAACGATATAAAGGTAAAGCAACAATTTTATAGAGAAGAATCAAAGATACTAAAAAAAGATTCTGATAATTTAGAGGGTATAAGTTCAAAGTTACTAAGAGGAGCATTAGGTGGTATAACTGCAGGTGTAGCAGCTTCACAATTTGCAGAGGGAGATATAAAGGGTGGACTAACTACTGCAGGGATAGCGTCTTTACTTCTAGCACCTGAAATTATAGAAGTCCTATCGGGTGGTATAATTCAATCACTTGCAGTAAAAGGTTTGATTGGCGGTGGCAAAGGAGCACCAGTTGCAGGTTTAGGACAAAATATAGGAAGAGCATCTAGGTTCAAAAATCCTCTATTGATGACTGCTGCTCTTGCTGCAGGTTTGATATTACCTTCTTTGGTAAGAGGGCAAGAAAATAGTGATCAAAGAAGATTAGAACTTACTAGAAGAAAAGTTGGTGGTCCTGAGATAATGAATAGAGGTGATGTCAATAGATTTAGAGGTCAACTCTCAAGGTTTGAAGGAATATTAGACAACATTAGTAGGGAAAGTACAAGGAGAGGAGTTGGAAATGTAATGCCGATTGAACAACCAGAACAACTCATTCCAGCAGAGGGTTTGCCAAGAGAAGAGACAAAAAATCAAGCACTTGATTTTCTTGATGTTATCAGAAACAAAAATGAACGTAAAGAGGGTAAAAACCAATGGTGGGATTTCTTTGATGTATTCCGTAATCCAACTAGCAAGGATAAAGAGAATGTAGTAAAACTTGAACAAGAAGTCGATAAAGAGACTAATCTGATCAGTTTAGAAATTGATAATTCAAAAGAAGAAAAAAATAAGATAGAAGACAATAGTACAGAGGTTGCTGCTAATTTTGTAACTGAAAATCAAAATTTCTTTGGTGACCAAATTTCACAAACTGTTGAATCAAATATAGATCTTGCTGATATAATAGCAAAATTAGATGTGGGGCAGATAAGATCTGATATAAAAAATCAAAATACATCAGGACAGAATACTAATATAGTGAATCTAGGTGGTGGTAATCAAGAGACAACACAGTCATCATCAGGTTTTTCTGGCAATTCTGCAGTGCCTTCAAGTGTTTTTGTATCCACGAAATTTAATACAAGTGGTGGAGCAATTGATAAGTTTGAAGCAGCGTCATCACTTAGATCTTATGGTGCATTCTCATGATGATTGAAAGAAAAGTAAGAGATGTATCAAAGATAACTCGAAGAGCAACAATATTTTTATCTAATGAACTACGTAGTAGTATTAGAATAGAGAGTAAACTTATATCAAATTCACTACGAACTAAAAAGAAGATCGTAGAAGAAAGAAATCGTACACTAAAAGCGTTATACAAGAGCAGTATAGAAGACAAAAAACGTAAAAAAGGAGTCGGGACACTTGGACTTCTAGGTGGAGGATTGTTAGGTAGAGGATTACGACGTGGAAGAATCCCTAAGATATCAAGGATTCGCACAACACCTGTATCTAGGATAGGTAGAGTAGGTAGATTAGGAAGGTTTGGTAGAATAGGTCCTCTTGCTGTTTTAGGCACAGGATTAGACTTTGTAGGTAGAAAAGCAGAAGGACAAACTAATTTACAAGCAGGTCTAGGTGCAGGTGGTGGACTTGCAGGTGCATTAGCAGGTGGTAAGTATGGTGCTATCTTAGGAACCGCCATTGGAGGACCTGTCGGTACAGTAATAGGTGGTATTGGTGGTAGTATCATAGGAGGACTAGCAGGTGGTAAATTAGCAGATATATTCTCTGGTGCTGATAGAAGGAGAAAATTTGAAATACAGAGAACTTTACTCTCCACTGAAAAAACATTGTTCTCCTCTGCTTTGGATGATCTTGACAGAGTGTTGGATAAATTTGATATCCGATTTCCTGATGAGGGTGCTCTTGTTGCGAAAAAAAGTGATGACGATCAACCAAGACCTGTATTTGTATTACCTAGAAAACCAACAGATCTTTTTGGAAAAGAGGTAACGCAGAAGAGTAATGCGAGATTGATTGGTGAAGAAATTGCCAAATACGCTGCTATTGCAGGTATAGTATTCCTTCTAATACCATCAGATCCTTCAGATATAGTAGCTACCGCACCATTGTCAGTCAAATTGATGAAGTTGGTGAAATCAACTAGGTTGTTTAGATTATTGAAGAAACCACCAAAGGTAGATCTCAAGAAATTAGAGAAAATTGATGACTTTGATGAGTTGATACCAGGCGTTGATATACCTGGTATATCAGAGAAGGGTATAAGAATAAGAGCACAGGCATTGTTGAAGAAAATCAATCCAAATATCAAACTTGACAATGTGCCAACTAAAAAACCCAGTCTAAAAGATTTACTCAAGAAAGAGAAGCAATTGCAAGATAAACTTTATCAAATCATAAAAAATGCATCTCCTGAAAAAGCACAGGAAATACTACAAAAATTCATAAAAGAAGGGAAACTACCTAGGTCTATACAAAAGAAAGGTGACGTAAAAGTAAATGTGGATAGAGCATTTCCGTCTGGTTCGCCAGATATGACTGGCACAAATGCTAGTCCTCTTGGAGGTTCTAAAAATTTTGGTGGTGGAACTCCACTATCAATGAATGAATCATCTAGTAATGATATTGCTCTAGCACCTACAAATAACATATTTCTTATAAATCAGGGTAAACAAGAGGAGCGACCAATTATAATTCAAGGTGGTGAAACCATTGTAACAAGTGGATCTAAGCAAAATACCTTTGATAATGCAACTAAATATGCTGAGATAACAGCACTGATGACAGTATGAATAAACAGGTCATCTGGACAAAAGGTCATAAGATAAAAGACTTCTTTCTTTTCCCTCGTGGGGAGAGAGGAGGTGACTATGTAAATTTATTAGGTCAGATAGGATTTGTAAAATATTATGAGGATGTAATTGATCCTTCAATCCATGTAGAAATAAGTGTAGTAGATCCTTTTGGTATTATAAATCAAGCACCAGTAAGGAGTGGGTCTGAAGTAAGTTTGAAAATGGAACACCCAAGTCAAGAGGATCCAATTGAACTAAAACTCATAGTGACTAATATAGTTGGACATTTGATAGATCAAAAAAGAGAAGTCTATACTTTAGTATGTGAAACGATAGGTGCATTGTCTAATCACACAACAAGGGTATTCAAGAAATATACTGGATCTATTACAGTGTCAGTAAGTGACATAATAAATGAAAAGATAAAAGGAAATATAAATTCTGTAGACACTACCTCAAATACTCTTGATTTTTATGGTAATTACAGAAGACCATTCAAAGTGATAGCAGATCTTTGTAGAAAATCAATTTTTAGAGCAGATGGAGCAAAAGAAGGAGACGAAGGAAGTGCTGGATTCTTATTTTGGGAATCACAAGATGGATATAACTTCAGAAGTATTGACTCTATATTCAGTGATGACGCTAAACATACTTATAGTATGACTCCAATCAAAGGTGGGTTGGAACTTGAAAATAATTTTATGCTGGCATCTGAACCAAAAATGAGAGAGAGTCATGATATCATAAAAAAATTGAGAAGTGGAACCTTCAGCACAGCTAATTGGTATTACGATGTTCTCACAAGAAAGGTAACCTTTCATAATTTCAACTATAATGATCATATAGTCAAAGCAAACGAGGAAGTTCCAATTTATGACGGTCCTTTTTCTAGAATTATGTTATCAACACTAGATCAGGGAACTACAAATAAGGATGCAGATGGTGTTGACACTCTGACACCACAAAAGCAAGCAGAATTTCAAGCACAAGCAAGTGCAAGATACTCTGCTCTGTTTTCACAAATCATTGATATCACTGTTCCTATGAATGTTTCATTGAGAGCAGGTGATGTCTTAGATATTCAGTTTCCTAACATAAATACTGATAAGAAGACAGAAAAGAATTCACCCGAATCTGGCAAATATATGATTGCTAGATTATCACATGAATTTGGTAATCCAGACGGTGATTTCACTGGACTTTCTTTAGTTAGAGACTCATTTACCCCCCACGAGTAACATGAAAACTATCGAAGATCACATCGCAAAGGATAAAGAAATCCTTGCAAATCCTCAGACATCTGAACCCATGAGAAGACACATGGTTGAAGAATTACATGAACTTGAGGTATACGAAGAGCATCACCATGATGAGATTGAAGCAGGTGATCATCACGATCCTAATGCTTTAGAATTATTCTGTGAGATGCACCCTGATGAACCAGAGTGCTTGGTATATGACGACTGATGCTTGAAACACGCCACTCTAATGTTGAATTCCTTGGTAAGGATGGCTTCCACTGGTTTATTGCACAGGTAGCCCCTGATAAAGTGTGGCGTGATAAAAACAATCAGAATTTTGACAACGGATTTAGAGCAAAGATTAGAATACTAGGACATCATCCTGGTGAAAATGAAGACGAGGGTGGCATATCAGACGAAAATTTGCCTTGGGCACATTTCTTGGTATCACCTCAGTTTGGTGCAGGTAATAATTATACAGGTACATCCTTTGCTTTGCAAGGTGGAGAGATGGTTATTGGTTTCTTCCTTGACGGGGAAGAGGGACAACAACCAGTGGTCATTGGATCTTTCTATGCCAATTATAATATAGAAGACCTTACATCATATAAAGAAGCATTAGAAAAAGGGACAACAGGATTCAAGGC